GCCATCCGTAAGTGCATCGCGGAACCATGCCTCAAACAGCTGGGCCTGATTATGCTTTGTAAAAATCCAGTTAACGGTGGCGATAGTTGGTGTTGATGTATACTTTCGGCGCTGTCGGGCCCGGCCGGATGTCGTTTCGGTGCGCTGCAGCGGGCTGACAGGCTTGAAGCCATAACCATCCTGCAATGGCATCGGCAGGTAATCGTGTGGATAAAAAATGTCAGGCACGTGATCACTCCTTCCTGGTCCGGCCATAAAAGCCGTTTAAGGCCCTGCCAAACTCATTAGTTGGCTTTACCACTTGAGCCGCCATTTCCTTACGGATCGATATCACCAGTTGACGGTTTCGCTGGTCGATAGCTTCCAGCGTTGCGTCATCTGGTTTTCCGGTGAATGAATTCTGGATATGAACGGTTCCACCAGCCGAGGCCTGCCGGGACTGTTGTACCCTCTCCAGGGTCGCATCGAGCTTGGCAGAGGTGCTGGCCGTTACCACTCGCTCCCCTTTCTGCAGCAACCAGGTCCCTGTTTCCGGTACCCGGTCAATACCATCATGAGCCATACCGGCAAGCGACTGTCCGGCTATCAAAGCCACTGAAGCGTAACCAACGGCGCGGATTGCTGTGGCCGCCGGTATTCCCATAATCAGGCCGCCTTCCGCCATAGCCTTGGTTGCTGCCAGTTCGGTGTTGATCACGGCCTGCGCCATTGCCGCCGCCTTGCTGGCAATAAACAGGGTCTTATAGGCAAGACTGCCCTCCTGCCCGATGCTCTGTAGTAGTTGCGCTGACTGGCCAGCGAGATCAGAGAACATAGCCAGGCTGGCAGATGTGTATCCAGCCTGTATATCCTGTAATTGCGAAGCATTTGTCTTGTTAATTTCAGCAACACGGTCAGCGTAGGTTTGCTCATTAATCTCCTTCTGGTCGAGCAACTCTTTCTGCATCTCAAGCTGAGTTTCATGCCATTTTTCCAGTTCTTTTTGCGCATCAGCCACACGAATAAGTTCGCCGCTGGCACCGCCGACAGATGAATCAATACCACCGAACTTCGGAGCTTCCTGAACCGATGCTTTTGATATCCGCTCCATTGTCTTGCGGTATTCTTCAGTCGCAGGTGCAGCCTCTCGCAGCAGTTTAATGCGTTCACGAGTGGTATTTAGCAGCGCCTCCTCTGGCTCCAGCAGTTCCTTATTCAGGGATTTAAGCCGCTCTACAGCGTTAAGATGATCAAGCGCCGCAGAATTTCGAAGAAGTTCTGTCTTCTGAGCTTCAGAAAGTATACCCAGTTCACCCTGGGTTACCTGATATTTGGTTTTGGCGAGTTCGGTGTTTTGACCGGAAAGCGCGATCTGCTCCTGCTGCTGGGTGATGAGGCGTTTATACACATCCTCTGTTTTCTCACCTTCGGTTTTACCCCCTTTCGCCTTAGGTTTATTGGCCTCATTATTTCGCCATTCCGCAAGACCGTTATTAATCAACTCCTGACGGCCTGTCTGGAATTGAGGGTCACTGGTTAATCCCAGATCGTCAGCCGCATAACTCAGCCGTAAACGTTCTTTGGCCTCACCTTTAAGGCGTGACAACTCCAGATCCCGGCGGCTCTTTTCAAGGGCATCGGTTTGCTTTTTGTCGAGATCGGCCTGAGGAAGTCTGAGTGGAACGTTAGCCAACCCCTGACGGGCCATTAGGAGTTGATTACCCAGCCCCAACAAACGGTTAAATTCGTCATGCTGCCCATTCATCAGCAGGAGAGATTGATAAGCCCGGTTTTGATTGGCCGCCTCTTCTCGGATGAGTGCCACCCGTCGATGCTCAAGCCCCTCAAGAACCTGCTGAATAGAAGCGG